GCAGTTGTTCCATCTTGAGTTTGCAGAACTAAGGCGGTTAATGTTACGTTACCAACAACAACAGTTGTTCCTGCATCTAGAATCTCATCAGCTTGAGTCGCAACAATTTGTGCGCCAGAAGAAGAAGTTCCAACTTCGTAACCAATATCACCTGACCCAATAACTGGAGCAGTCACACAAAAGATTTTAATGTTTGTGATAATAGTATTTGCAGGTTGTACGAATGTAGCAATAGTAGGGCTGTCGCCTGCGGTAGAGTTAACAGTAACTCCAGTAGCAAGACCAACGTGCTTAACGAACTTGCTGTTTACAGCAGATACAAGTTTTGTAGTGCCATTTACAACGAGAGTCCCACCAACGGAAGCATTATTTCCGTAAGTAGAGTTAGTTGTGATAACACCTGTATCGCTGTTTTTAGTTATATCTGAAAAACCATTTTCGGAGCGAACCGCTCCAGTATAAGTTGTAGTACCCATGTCAATCTCCTGTCAGGGTTAGTCTGCTGTTAAGCAGTCAGGGATAGTTAATAGTAACTTATTACAAATAAAAAAGGGGGTTTTTACACCCCCTTTTTGCTTAACTACTTAGCTTGATCCCGGAGAACCGTAAATGCCAAGTGGATCAGAAACACCGAACGAGTAACGCTCACGGGCTTTGTAACGTACATTGCCTGTGTCGAAATCTCCGTCCATGCTAGTTTCTAGAGCAGTACGCTCAAAATGCTTCATACCGTTAGGAATATCAGTGAGAATGAAGAAAGCGTTGCTGTCAGTCAGGTAATGATTGACTGCATAGCCTTCTGGAATCGCACCCATATTACGGATAGCATTTATGTCGTTGTCAGCAGTACCAACACGTTGGTTAGTTTCCAACAAACGATTTGCTGTAAACATCAACGCGGGTGGAACGATCAAACGAGTAGGACGGGCTGCAATAAGCAATCCGCGCTCATCAGTGTATCCTGCGATAGAAATAATCGCATTTTCCAAAGATGTTTCGTTTAGGTCAGCACCAGTAGTAGGACGGTTGCTGTTAAAGCCACCACCTACAGTTGGGTGACCACCACCACCAGTAACACCGTCACTAACAGCAGTGAACAGGTTTACACCGTCACCAGACTGAAAGGAGTTAGTGAAACCGTTGTTGAGTGGGTTAGCCGCCTTAACTTGCTTAGTGTAAGACATACCGCGAGCAAGAGCCTTGGTATAACGAGCAGACAAAGAGTCATACAGGTTATCTTCCATAGCTTCTTCAGTAATAGCAAAACCCATACCGATAGTTTCGTGGTTGTAGCGAGCAGAGAAAGACTCTTGCGCTGAATCATAAGTGATTGCAGAGCCTTCGTTCTTAACTGGAGCCGCACCAAAGCCACTTAGCTTGGTTTCTTCTTCAAATGAACGATCAGAACTCTCAGTGTCATAGATAAGAGTATGTTCGTCATCATATTTTTCATACTCAAGACCAAACAGGGCGTTAAGACCCGGAAGTAGTTCTTTGAGCATTTGTGCGCGTGAAATAGCCATTCGTTATATCTCCTTAAACGCCAGTTGCGTTGCTGTATGCATGATCGCCTGCTGCAAAAATTGCAAGGACATCAGTAAAAGCATCGCCAACTGAGCTAGTAGGCCCGTCTACAAATTCTAAAATTCGTAGGGGGAGCGTGTTTGTTGTTGCGGCTGTGCTTGAATCGAGCGCGTTCTTGCTGCGACCAAAATCAACGCTTCCTGCTGTTTGAACAACACCTGCATTCAAAAACATAGAAGTCTGAGCCAAAGTTGCATCACCTTGTATCTTGAAGACTACATTTGGATCATCAACAACATAAGCAGATACATCGTCTGCCGCTGTACTGGCAGGATAAAACTGACTAAAAGTTAGTTGCTTAGTTGTAGGGTCAGTGAAAGAACAACCAACAAAAATCCCAATTGGGGTTAGAGTTGCAGTTTTTGTATCTTTCTCAATAACGCCTGCGGCAACTGGTTGAACAAAGTCACCATAAAAAATAGCAGTTCCATAATTATTAGCAATCTTCATGTGCCGAACTTTTCCTGAATAAGAGCCGCTCGCACTAAGAGTGTTAACTGGTTCTGCGCCTGTTGGGGTAGCAGTGGTAGCCATTATAGGCCTCCTTAAATAACAAAGTTAATCTTAGTTAAGGAACTTAACCCCATACTGCGGGTTAATTCCTTCCAAAGGTTGTCCTAGTAGTGCGCTCTGGTTGTAACAGAGGCATCCTTGGATCGTTTTCTCGCAAGTAGTTATTGTCTACTGACTGCAATTGGTTATCAGCCGCTTTTTGGAAATGTCTGGTTCGTGCTTCCATCTTTTCCTTGCTTGCCTTGCATAACAGTAATCCGCCAACTTCGATATTACCTTGGAATTGAGAGCCAATATCTGACGTTAACATAAGTTCAGGGTGGTCTTCTAGCCTACAGGCTTCCCAACCTTCTCTAAACATTTTGGAAACGTGAGTATTGTCTGCCTCTCCCAGTGTGGCTGTCCGTACCCATCTAAATACCCAACCGTCCTGCGGTGTGGGGTCTGGTAAGATGGAGGCGGGAACCCATGTATCATCTGGTCGTGTATCGGCCTTGCGTGAAATTGTTTCTCTTGGTTTGCGCTCTTCAGTCATTTCAGGTTCTCCTTAGCGAGTTGTCTGGCGTACTGTTCAGGGGTAATCCCTAGCTTCCTAGCGAGAGAAACTTGGGTGGACGTTAGCTGCACTTTGCGCGGTTTTGCTCCATTATTCCTACCAGATGAAGCCACTACCGTGGAGCGTTGACTAGCAGTCGCAGGCGCGTTACGTCCATTGGAATCGCTATCCTGCCAGTCAAAAGTTGGATAACTCTCTCTCATACCACCGTCAATAAACTCGAAGTATTCAGGAGAGTTTGGTTTAATATTGTTATCAACAATAGCTTCTTCGTGCAACCCATATGCTGTTGCAGTCATTCGCTTATTCTTGGTATCCATAAACCATTTGTTCTTATCAGCCCACTCTTTAGCTTCTGGATCAACTTGTGGAGCTTGTTGAGCAGGCTGCTGTTGAGCTTGTTGAGCTTGTTGATTGCGGTACTGTTCATCATATTGAGCTTGTTGCGCCCTCTGGTTCTGTTGACCCTGAAGGTTTTGCTCATACTTCTCAGCTTCTGCAAGTTCAGATTGAGCCTTATATAGAGTTTCTTGAGAATTAACGACAGTGTCGGTATCTCCCTCCTCATAAGCCTTCTTATAAACTGACTTTGCATTCTCTAGTGCCATCTGGGCTTTGGTCTTGATCTGACCTACTAGAGCCGATTCACCACGTTGAATGATTGACTCGTACTCTCGATTCTTATTATTAAGAGTCTGAGTAACACGAACTGCTTCGTCTCTCATTCTTTCTGCGGCTTCTCGCTGTCTCCGCTCTTCATTTTGCTCGTAGCGTAATTTGTTTATACGCTTCTGAACCTTTTCACTGTAGCCCGATAGCTCATCATCGTCTGCATCATCTAATGCCTCAGCCTTTGCAGGTCTTCGGTCTTCGGGTGGACGATCATCAACAACTTCAAGCTCAATGTCAGATTCTTTTTCTTCTGTCACATCGTCATTAGAACGCTTAACAATCTTTGTTTTAACACCAAAGAAGCGATCTTCAGGGGATGTTTGTGAGGTGTCTACCTCTTGATTAGAATCACTCATGCTTTACTTATGCCTCTTGGGTCTTCGACTACAGCTTCAACGCTGTCATCGTTAATTAAGCGGAACTCTTTTCCATGTACCTTTAACCTAGTACCTGAATAAGAACGCATAACGATCCAATCACCTTGAGAACACCAAGCCCCAGAAGGGAACCGTTGAGGATCAGAGTAAGCATCTGGGCCAAGTTCTAGCACCATACCTACAATTGAACCCACTTCGTCTTCTTGCAACGATCTAGCGGATTTAATAATTCCACCTTCGGTCTTCTCAACTCTTTCTGGCAAAGCAATCAATATCTTATAGCCTTTCGGCTTAGGCAATTGACTGGCCTTTTTAGAAGCGAGATCATCCTTTGAATCATCTGCCTCTACTTTTTTTGCTAATGATTTACTCATTAGATACACCTTCTGCACTGGAAAAAAGCGTCCAGAGTCGCTGTGCATCGCGTAATGCGATGAATTACTCGGCTTCTATCTTACTCTTTAAGTCTAAAAGCTCGCGTTCTGCAAGGGCTAAACCCTCTATGACTCCGCAACATTTTGCGTACTCATTGTAATCTTTACATGCGCCACCTGAAATATGATCACTCATATCATTCATCTGGCTTCTGATCTTATCTCTTAGGTATTCAAAAGAATTGTTTGATGATCTACTCATGGTGTCATCGAGTCCACAATTTCTTTACCAATCCTAAATCCTTCAATCTGATCTTTAGATGAAATACGCCTAGCCTCAAGTTGCTCTCTAACATTGTCTTCAGCAATCTTTACTGCCAACTTAGCTTTTTCAATCTCTGCTTGTTGGTCAAGCTTCTGAATATCAAACTGAGCCTTGCTCTGAGCCTTAGCCTGTTCAAGTTGCATCTTAGCTTGATCAAGTTGTACTTTAGCTTGCGCTTGCATCTCTTTGATTTGTAATTCTTTTTGAGCCATCTGAACAATTGGGTCTTTCTGTTGCTCTTGAGTTTTCTTCTGTTGCTGCTCTTTCTGGTTCTTATTTTTAAGTTGCTCTGCCGCAGGTGCAACCAGACGAGATATTCTAAGTTCAATATCTTCAGGCATTGCCTCGCCTTCTGGAGGTAACTCAATACCAAGCTCTTTCTCAACCTGTTGACGATAAGAGAAGGCAAGGTGATCTTGAAGGTGAGCAGCCATTGCCGCTTGCATTTTTTTAGCGTTTGGACTTTTTCCTGCAAGCTCCTGAATTTTCGGGTCTTCTAGGAAAGCTATGTGAGTCTGAATGTGCGCTTCATGATCTTGGTATAGGAATGGCTTAACAGGCTCACCTCTAAGAATATTCATATTCTCACTAACTGGGTCTGTTGGTTTCATTTCATCTTCTAACGGAATAATCTTATCTGCATCCCGTATGTTAAGCACTTCAAGCATCTGTCGGTGAAGCAAAGGGAGGTCATACATATCTGGGTTTTGTTGAGACAACTGCAATGCAGCCTGATATTGCATGATTCTTTGCGCCATAGTGCCTGAATTAGGGTCACTTACGGCAATAACGTCCACTCTTCCGTCAAAATCTTCAGCTACTACAGCGTTATCTTTAGTCGAATATGGGTACTCTGAGGGGCCAAAATCGTACACAATCTTCGATAATAGGCGCAATTCCTTACGCATTGAGGCATGTAATCGTGCTTGAACTGCACTCATTACCTTCATAGATCGCTCTAGGATGGCAAGGGTAGTTCCTACAGGAGCCTCTGAGTTCATGTCTGCCGCTTTTACGTCTGCGGCTGATGCGAACCTACGGCCTTCCTCTACAATGTCCCCCATAAGCTGATACAGGACGTTGCTTGGCTCTTTGTAGGGTAAAAAGCTAATATTATCGCGTATTGAGCCTCCGGGAACGTCAACATCTCGGAATTCTCCGGGCATTATTGGCGTATCATCACCTTTAATGCGTAATCCTCTAGATTTTAGACCTCCCGGCAAATTGCTGAGAGTTCCCGCATCAACAAGTTGACGCAAAAGAGAGGTTGCAGACTTAGCAAGCCCACCAATCATGTGTATTAGACCAAATCCGTAAAATCCAAGTCCGGGCATATACTGGTAATGAACAAAATGCTCGCGCTTCATGCGATTTTCGTCATCTTCGTAGTAATTTCTGCGTATAGAAAGGATTTTTCGTGAGCTTAGATCAATACTAACAACATAAGGAAGCTGTATTCCAGTTTCTTCACCGTCAATCATGTCTTCAAAGCCGACTAGATTAAGATCAATCTGCATTTCTAAGATTGTATGGCGAGAATCGTTATCGTAGCCGTGAGAATTACCCGTCAGCTCGTTGTACTTGCTTTCAATCTGATCAGTGTTGTCACTAGGGTTGCCTAGTTCAATATCTGAGTAGAATCCTGACACCTGTAGCTTTCTAACTTCATTGCTAGTTCGCTTCATGATGTGAGTTGCACGTTCACATGTTACTAAGTCAGAAGCTCCGTAGCTAACCACGAAGTCTTCAGCAGGTACAAACATGCTACAAGGCCGACCCATGTTAGGATCAAAGTATACCTTCCTAAAGGCAGACCCTGCTAAAGGTAGCGAAAACAACAGTCGCTCTGTTTCAGCTCGATACTCAGTCATCTTCTCAGTGACTAAGTAGTTTAGATAATCTTGAACTCTACTGGCCTGCTTTTCTCTTTCTTGGTCAATAACGCCTACAACAGTTGTCTTGACTGGGCCTCCCGCAGGAAACAGTTCTTGTATAGACTGTGATTGAAACTTAATAACAGATTCGGTTAGCAGTGGATGGAATACGCCACACGCACCATCCCACGGAGTAGTTCGGTCTTCATGCTTTAGGCCTAGAAGCGATAATCCCTCTACATAGGTCTTTTCCCAGTCTGATCGGCTTTCTTTGTCAGACTTAAATGCGCCAACTAGCTCACTGGCTATAAGCGATAACTCTTTGTCTTCAATGTATTCCGCTAGATTGTCATCAAATGGAACGTCACCCATAGAGTCACTTCCAGAATCAAAATCAAACGTGATTCCACCGTCAGGTGTTTCAATCCCAACAGAGTCAGGATTTACTATTGATATCTCCAACGGGCCATCTGCTTCAGAGGCAGACAGTTGATCTGGAGTAACTAGAGGCTTTTCAATTGCCACTTATCCATTCTTCCCAAACTTCTGAGGTCGTGCTGCACCGCTTCCACGGGCAATAGTGGTTTCTCCACCTGCCTTGTAAGCTTTAACCTTATTGGCTTTGTGGCCCATTGCACCGCCACCCATATAACCTTTTGGTTCTTTTTTCTTCATGCCTTTCATGCTAAACTCCTGCTACTCGCCAAACGGGTTGAAATACCTTTTCTGCGCCAGTATTTTCCACTGATCTTGACTCCCAAGCTAGTTCGCCTAGCGTTGAGATGTATACACTGTTCTGTTCGTCTTCAAGTGTAACATACCTAGAGGTGGATAACTCAGGGTTGCGTACAAACCCTTTCTTGATAAACGCAGACTCTATTCGATCTTGTTCCTTATTTGTCATCATAAAACTTCTTCTCCCATTCTTTGTGTCTTTTAAGAGGGGTTTTAAAGTATGAGCCAAACCTTGCTGTGCTTACTACTAACCAGTTAAGCCAAGACAACCAAAAAGGCAAAGGCCTCATGTAGTCTATAAACAAAACAACTCTGGTCTCGTTAGTTTCGTTAACTGCTATGTGTTCGTATGTATCATCAAATACTACGCATTTACCTTCTTCCCACCTGTATGGAATGCCACCAACAACCAAGGTGCAACCATTCCCTTCTTTTGGAATTATTAAGGCTAAATGTATTCTTATAACACCACACCACGGGCCTTCATGCGGCATAAGCATTTTGTTTGGGCCAAGCACTGAAAAGTAAGCAGAAACAATATTTCTGTGCTTATCAAGGATAGCCATTGTATCTGGGCATTCCTCGCAATTACGCTTAAACCGTACTGTCCCTGCTTTAAGAAAAAACATCTTCCATTTGTCATCATTGGATATGTATGTCTGATCAGGGCTAATATCTTGAAAAGGAGTGAGTTCGTCAATTCTTTTCATTACATGGTTTAGTTCAGCGAGTATAACCTTAAAGTTATCCTCTAGCTCTTTTGTTACAGGAAACTCTGAGTTGTCAAAGTATACCTTATTCCCTACCTTTGAAAACTTCCGAAACAATGGCCTTAATAACTGATCAACTCTCCACGGACTAACCTCAAGACCATCCGTCATTAAATTAACCTTGTTCGGCCACCCGCTCTATAGCCTTCAAACATATATTCGCTTGGAAACAGAGTTGGAATTTCCTTTCCCATATTTAATCCTGCTTCTATTGTCCTGTTAGATGCGTCTTCCTGCCCAAAACCTTGATATTCAATTATTTGCTGTAGCTCAAGCGCATTAGAGCCTAACCGCCTTGTGTCAAATTCAGGGTCTTTTCCTGATAAAATCATCTTAAGGCGTTTTAAACCTGCAAGCTCATTAGATTCATAATCTTGCATCTTAGGATGAGTGCCGTCCATCATAGTCAACAGTTCATCCATAGTGTGAGTTCCCCCCTCTACCTCTGCCAATATGTCATCATCGTAAAGGCCGTCAATGGTCTGAGCAAACTCTTCTGCAAACTTTTCTGCAACCTCTTTAGAATAAATAGCAGCCTCAAGGGTTTCAGCGGCACTTAAGACAGCCTTGGGACTATCCCGAAAAAAATCAAGATTATCCTCTCCGTTTGTTGCCTGCGCTTCAGTAGGCATAAACCGATTATTTGGAACGCCAAAACGCTCTTCAATTGGCATTGGGTTAACGGGGGTATCACGATATAGTTGAGCAAACTCATCACTTGTTTGAATTTTATTCAAAAGAGTTTCGGCTGTTGGGTTATCTAAATTACCTGCATATATACCCAGTAAATCTTTATCTTCCACAAACATATGCCCCTTTAGTAATAATCTGCTCTTCTGTGTGTATCTAACGGTGTATCTTCTTCGTCAGATATTAACTTTAAAAAGCCACCTTGCCTAAAGCGCAGTAATGCCTGAGTGGATGAATCCACAAGGTCATCATGCTCTCCTGCGGGGAATGCGGCAAATTCCTCTACCACCTCTTCTGCAAATCGTCTTTCGGGTCTCCATATGATACCTGAAGCAAACATGTCAGATATAGCATTAACCCTAGATATCTTGTCGTTACCCCTAGACGGAGTGTAGTCAGAGACTGGTATACCCATTGCTCTAAGCTCAAATATCAAAGGTGTACCTGCGGCCTTTGCTTCAATGATGCAAGCATCTGGTTGCCAGTCAATATAAAACTCTTGAGCTTTCTTCTTAAGCTCAGGAAACTCTAGACGCTCTTTAAAAGCATCTAGCAGTATAATATTAGCCATAGTCTGGCCGTCATCATCAGGCGCATAGAATACGCCCCATGTAGTACACGCTGAGTAGTCAGCCCGTTGTGTCTTAAGAAATGCGGTATCCCAAGACTGTATAATGAAATCGCAAGGTGGCGGGTTGTCATGTTCCCATATCTTCCACCAGTTACGCTTTATAAGCGCACCCTCCTCTGAGGTAGGGTTCTGCTGATACTGGGCGTTCCATTTAGCGGAAGGCAGTTCTTCTCTTAGTGCTACCAGTTCCTTCATAGGCCAGAATTCAGGCCACAGAGGTGTTTCTGACGGCATAATAGCGGGGAACTCAATTACTTCCCAGTCATCGCTTCCTGTACGCTGTACAGACGATTTAACTATTTGTCCTGTTAGATCACGTTTATGCCATCGTGTCATGACAATAATGATGGCTCCTCCGGGCTGAAGTCGCTGTCGAGGGCCAGATGTGTACCATTCATAGGCTTTGTCGAAGACTGAGGGGTCTCCTGATTGACCTTCTTGCTCGGAGTGCGGATCATCAATGATCAGAAGGTCTGCGCCTTTACCTGTTACAGCACCACCAACACCGATAGCGAAGTATTCGCCACCTGCACTGGTACTCCATCGCCCTGCGGCTTTAGAGTCAGCCCTCAACCCGACCGAGGGGAAGAGAGATTTATAGTCTTCACTGTCAACCAAGTTTCGTACCTTTCGGCCAAAACCTACTGATAACTCAGCAGTGTGAGCAGTTTGGATTACTTTTTTGTTTGGGAACTTACCTAAGAACCATGAAGGCAATAGATAAGATGCAAATTCTGATTTAGTGTGGCGAGGAGGCATGTTAATGATTAACCGCTTCAACTTACCACTGGCAACACGCTCAAAGGCATCTGCCATGATCTTGTGGTGTCTACCTTCAATAAAAGCAGGCCACACCTTGTTACAGAAGCCCATGAAGTGCGTTCTAGCCTTCTCCTTGGACTCTGCTTCCTCTAGCTCCTCTAATAGGCCTAGAACTTCTTTCTGTTGCTCTAAAGGCAGATTAGGTATCTGTTTCAGTAAAGCGGGGTCAACCTTATCCGTGATGGACATATTTATACCTAGTTGATTGCTCTTACATCATTTTACAGGCTTTTCCGCTACGGGCCATACCATATCCACGGGGCTTAACAACACCACCTGACGCTTTATTCTGTGTGTTTCTACGGCCCGCATCTTTTCTTGCTTGATTTACAACCTGTCTGTTAGCGGCCTTTAGTGATTCCTTATGCTCACGCATTGATTCAGAATTAGGCTCGGCAACAAACATGCCTGCTCCAGAGGTGTCAGCCATATTTTTGTCATAAGTCTGAAGATCATCAAGGTAACTTCTTTTTCTAGGACTTGGCTTTCTGCCAAAAAGCGTCATTTCTTTCCGATTAGGCTTTTGTGCATTACGAGCAGACATCTTAGGCGTAGGAGCCGTAGCAGGTATATTGGGCATAGAATACTTATTTTTGTCAAAGTTCTTAGACTTTTTATCAAATTCTTCTTGGGTCACTTTACCAAATATAGTCTCAATCTTAGGGGTATTGGGCATAACAGCTTCCTTAATAAGTTTAGAACACCTTTCTACAAGGCTATTTCTGCTTAGGACTCTACCTGTCTTAGGAATCTACTAAGTGAGAATAATACTAAACTAAGATGTCAAACTAAGAAGAAGGAATAAGATAGGAATATTCCTGTCAGGAATCTCTAGATTTTACAGACTTTACGCTCTTGACAGGATATTGCAAGTGAAACAGGAAAAAAACTCTAATTTTTTTAAAAAAAATTTTAGGCAAGAAAACACTACGGCTTATTTTGGAAAAAAAAGGAATACCCGATTCGTAAAACCTAGTAATTGTTTGTGTAAAACACTATGTATATAGATATCAGGTACGCCATGCCATAAGGGGGGGTGGGTGATAGCATTTTGCCCCCAGATTTTTTTCAGTGGATCGCATCTTCCCCAAAATCTTCTGGCTCAACATCCCCACTTTCCTGCTCCTGACTTTTTGACAGCAAGCTCTCCAGTCTGCGCTCTAGCTCAGATGCCACGCTCTCAGAATCCCTATCTATTGACACTGTCTCTGTCACTTCTTTGAACATGCCCACGGATTTACCTAGCAACTCAGCGGCCCTGAGCTTATTGGAATCCGTTGGCTCTGCGTCATCGATCCAGCCTCTGAGCCGCTCCAGAACGCGGTCCCTGTCAGAGAGGCCTGAAGCCAGTATAGCCCTATCCCTTTCCCCTATTAGCTTCTCAACCGTCATGGTGATGTCACTGCGAGCCATCAACAAGGAGGCCTCATTCCTGATAACAGCACCGCTCATATTCTCAGCATCATACGCCTCTCGATAGGCCGCGCTTTGGGTCATCCCGTCAGCCATGCATCTGGCAAATGCTCTCTGCTTTCCAGTCAATTTTGTGCCGCTCATAATTACTAATTCCAGTGGTGAATATCCCCAGTATATAGGCCTCATTTCAGTGTATAAATGGGCGAATAACAACTAACATCAAACGTCTTATAACGTGCCTACGTTGCGATCTAAGACCATTGCTGATTGCCTATGCCACGCTATTCCCAAATAGTTATGAGTAGAGCGAGCCTTGCAGATGCCTCTGTGTTGATTTGTCAGTGACTGTGCCTATTGTTTTTAGCCCCTGTTTAGGCCTGATATTGATCATTTTTTGTACGATTTGAGTGCTGATTTGCCATGATTTTCGAGAGTGCCGATGCCGCTCAGAGCCTCTAATTTGCCCTGTCTGGGACAGTGCCAGAAACCGATGCCCTACTACCTAAACGCGCTTAAAATCGATTACAGACGTTTTGTTACTTATGGTAACACTTGTAAGTCTTTGATTCTAAAGGATATTTTACAGCACCTAACGTGATCCCCTATTAAAAACCCCTTTAAAATCAACCACTTAGTTTTTACCCCAAGCGTGTATTAGCCTTCATTTCGATAGTATATAGCCTCTACATAGCACCTATATAGGTAGTGATTTAGCCCTGCCTAAAAACTAATTCAAATTAATTGAACTTATTTTTGAACTTCTTGAGAACAGTGTTGACTAAGAATGTATGCAAAGGATTTGCAAATTTTTGAAACGCTAGTCAGGCGAAAGCATCAAGGCTCCATCGATGCGAGTAGAGAGACTACCCCTAGCAAGGGCGCACGGCTTTGATGTCAATACGACTAGCCCGTTACGCGATAGGACACCTGATGGCCTCTAACGAGAGGAGATCGAGCGGCAAAATCCGCTGATATCCACCCAGTCCAACGGGTGGTTATTGCCAAGCCTACTACTTAGTAGTTTTAGCAATAGCCACGCAGTCATGGAATAAAAATCAATCTCAATTGTTAACTACATATCGAGGGAATAAATCATGATCAATTTTACTTTTAGATTTCAGGTCATCAGTGGCCGCATGCTAGATCAGTACCCGCCTGCATTATTAACTTGGTGGGCATTTGTCATCACCGCTACTTATTTCACAGTTATTAACGGAGCATAAATATGTACGAATTAACGAGCATTAACGCTGAGATTATCGGCACTTTCACCTGCTATATAGCGGCACTAAACGCCCTGCAAAATCATGTTGGCGCGTCTATTCAATCAACAATTGAGGCATCACTATGAGAGATTTAAAAAATATGAACTACGAGCAACTCCACACAGAATGGCTATACGCAATGGGTGGCGATCAAATCGCTCTCTGGGCTTTTTGTCGTGCCAAGCGCGATCTAGTCAAGCTTCTCTCTGAGTTGAAGGAATTCGGCATTTTCGGCAGAGACGTAGATGCATTAACCCATGATGAGCTGCAAGAAACGCTGAAGGTTTTTCGCGATACTGGTGAATTAGATATTATTTACTAGCCACTGACGAGGCCACTGGCGTGGCCGAAACGCGCTGAGGTAGCGCGTCTGGTAGCCAACTAATCAACTCCACTAAGGGGAAACACTATGGATAATTACAGCGGAATAACAACAGATTTCAGCAACATTGACGAGATAATCAATGACGATAATCACCCAGTTCGCAGGCTCTACAGGTCATATCTGGACGGAGATTATACTGATCGAGCGTATGACAAATGGAATCTTGAATGGTCGTGGATCTCTGAAGACAAAAAGAAAAGTACATTTCATAGGCAGGCTAGACGATTTGTGATCTCATCATTTGTTGAATATAACTCTACTGATTACGAGTTAAGTCATGGTCAGGTACAGCGGTGGCTAGTTAAGAATATCGATGCTGACAAGCTTGAGAATTTAAACGATGTCCTAATCAAGGATGTTACCGAATTAATGGAACGCAGAGAGGTAATAGCATGAAAATCACAGAACGTGTCAACGCTAAAATCGAGATCGCCCGCAAGTTTGTCGATGCCCATTGCTATGGACTTGAAGCATGGATGCCGAAATTTACTAACCCTTCCATGCATGACGATGCCGCTCTCATTCAAATTTATTACGACATGGATGGGGGCCTTTATGGTGAGAGTCGAGAAGTTGAAATGCCCAGTGGGATCATCGAAATGGAGATAGAAATACCTGCATCTGATTCTCATTCGGGCTACCCCATCCTATTTAATTTTGAGGTTATTGGAGATCAATCATGACTGACGCAATTGCAAAATCAAACCCCACCCATGCATTCACCTGTAGCTTAGGCATTGAGCGCACTGGCCGTTTTGTTAGGTGCATCGAAGGTCAGGGGACGGATGCCACCAATATCTGCACCGACACGGCAGGGCGCACGTTTATTGGTTGTAAAAACATACGACTTATATCGTCTGCGTAAAATAAATGGAATAAAAAATCATCTCATGGGTTTAGTAAGCAAGCAACTGAATAAACAGATGATAGCTGACTAGGCTATTTATTTATTGAACTTTCCAGAGGCCGCGTGGTCTCTTAACTAACAGCTTATTTTTTAAAAAAATCGAGGGCAGTAATATGAATTTAATCGGGCAGAATCAAAAAACAATAAACGAACGGGCTTGCAATAGTCTAATGACCATTCAGGTGCATATATCCACAGAATACGGCCTTAAACCCCTGATTGCGGCAGTCAACAAGCTTTTGCGTAGTACTCAGATACATGCAGAAAAGGCTAGGCTAGCGCGTATTGTCGAGCGTTTAACGCCCTATCAAAAGCCAATCGACTTTGTGAAGGGCAGACAGTCACTGCTACGAACCTATCTTTACGCTCACACTATGGCACTGTCTCAGGCAAAAGAAGGGCAGCAAAGTAAAGGCAAAAGGGTAGCGGCAGTGACATCTATCGAGGGCATCTACAATGACCTAATGTTGCTTAAAAATGACGCACAAGCAGCATCTGACGGTCTTGCGGCAATATGGGATGACATGCTCCCAAGTATTCAGCGCGAGGTCAGAGATTTGGAGATAGACATATCCGACATACTAGTTAGTGGTGCGGTACTTGCGGGTCGCTTTGTCACTGCTGTGGGAACGCCACAATGTATACAAAGTGCCGACATTAGCCACATGCAGTTGCCTGTCCACTTAGCTGAAAAGTTCTCAAAAGCAGGGCAAGATGAATTAACGGCAATGTTGGAGGGGGCGAAAACGCAATCATTGTTGGATGGCTTAAGCCATATGGAGCTAATTATCACTCAGCTATCGACTGGCAAGCGTTTGAGCCAGTCACTTGTTGAGCATGCGAAAACCCATAGTAGCAAGATGCGCGGCATGGTCGAAGCTTACGACCAAGACCCAAGGATATTGGCGATCTGTGACGATTTAGACCTGCACATCGCAAATAAAACCACCGACATCTGGAATGATGACCCCGTTGTTCGGCAAAAATCCCTTGATGTCGCAACATCAATAAGAAAAAACCTCACCGCGATTACTGCGCCTGTTACTAAAACGCAGATTGATTACGCAAACATTCAACTGGCAGGGGGCTTGCTCCCCGACCTGATCGACTAATCTTAACCTCTTAAGGAATAATTATATGTCTAATAAAATTGAAAGCGGCCACACCCTAGCTACTCTCGCGGAGATTGAAGAAACCTTTCAGTACCATTTTGCAACTTCTGAGCCGCAACCAATAATACTATTGGGCGGTACGGGTGGCGGCAAAACGTGGTTTGTCAGCTACAACCTACGCAAGGCTTATGCCCAATCACTTGGCCTTACTGCTGATGATCTTGGATTCGTTACTGAGAAACTGGCAGGTCGTGACGCGCAGGAATTCGCAGGCACTCCCCTACCTGTAAAAGATGGGTCAGGTAGGCATCAAATGGAATATACCAAGCCGCCTTTACTGCTTAAGATTGAGCAGACAGGCAAAGAGTATGGAGTTGTTTTCTTGGATGAAGCCCCGCAAGCCGATAACTCTGTACAAAAAGTTGCGCGTGATTTAATGGATCGAAAATCCCACAGCTTGGGCGGGTGGCCGATCCCTCGCGGATGGTTTGTTTGTGGCGCAGGGAATCGCACAAGCGACAGGAGCGGTGCTAATAGATTGCTAGCGCACCTAACTGATACTGTTTGCATCTATGAGATACAGCAAAGCGTCAGTGGATGGGCTGTATGGGCAGATGAAAATAACGTGCATCCCTTGATGATTGCTTGTGCTTTGCAGTATGAAGAGCAAGAAACTTTTTTTGCTGATAAGCCGCCAACCGAATACGCGCAGTATAACTCTTTTCGGTCACTGACTAATGCCTCTGTGCATCTGACCAATTACCTCAATGTTCATGGTCAGGGTGCGTCTATTGAGGAGCCAGTGATTAAGCGCATGATTGAATCTAATATCGGCAAAAAAGCCACTGAGATTCTGTGCAGTTACTCTGCATTGCGAGATAAAGTGCCAAGCGGTGAGGACATACAGCGTGACCCAGAATCTTGTTTGGTTCCTAGCGACACAGGTTTTCAGCTACTTGCATCAAATAACGCGATGGCCTCAGCATCATGCTCAGAAAGTGCTGACCGCGCATTTTTATACATTTTACGCATGACCTCTGCCGATCTTAAGATCAATGGAGGCAAGCGCATGCAAAAGATTATGGCTGCGAATGACTGGGTTACCAACAGCCCTTTGATTAAGCAGTTCAATGAACATTATATAGGGGCAGTGTGATGGCTAATTACAACGCAAAGGTGCTTTTTGAGTGCGAAAATCCTGACATGCTACGGTCGAAACCTTTCCTGAGTGCTACCTCAGTTCTGCAATCAACGATACGGGTACACTACACGATTCTGGCAGGCACTAACGTCATCTGGACATCTGCTGTGCCGACTGCCGCGACTGATGGGTATCACATCTACATAAACGAGGTGTTCTTTAGGAGCCTGCCTAACGCTAGCCAGAGGGCTTTTCTGTTAGGTCATGAGGTAGCGCATATAATGCTAAAGCATTGCTCACGCGGCAAGGCATATGCCGATAGAGGCTACTTCCGAAGGGTGGGCAATGGAACCATCCCTTTCTGTCCAAGGCTCTGGAATGAAGTCGGGGATGCAATCATCAATGCCGATTTGATCGCGCATGGGTTGGAGATGATCGAAGGCGGTATTTTACAAGAGGGCGTGAATAGGGAGATGTGGATAGATGACATGTACCTAAATCTCGATTGGAGTGACGAAGCTAAAAAGGGTGGGGATAAAGATGGCGGCAATGACAGTGGTGATGAAAGTTCTAATCAAGACGATAAGCCTAGCGATAAGGCTACTGATGGGGATTCTTCAGATAACTCTGACGATGGCAGTAAAGGTAAAAGCGAACAGCCTGACGCAGAAAGCCCTGACGATTCTAGCGATAAAGATAGCGGCACTGGCTCTGAACCTTCTCAACTGGAAGGCTCGACAAGTGAAGGTCATGACATACATTTAGTGCCTCAATATGAGGGAAGCGAAGCTGAGGTTGCAGAGCAAAAGAATGCTGACGATAAAGCCATTGAGCGCGAGATAGATTACGCGATTGACGATTTCAATGTCTCGTTGGAGCGTGAGGATCATGATCAGAAGAGGCCAAGCACTAGCATAGCGGCCAGTGGCGGCAGAGCCAGAGCGTCTAAGGTCTCGTCAACTAACTGGCCTGCTGAGTTAGCCAATCGTGCAACTGCGAAATCAGCAGGAAGCCAACCAAGTTGGGCGCGTATTAATCGCAGACGCTTTATTAATACTGGCGTTGTTAGCCCGACTACCAAGGGTACGTTTAATCGCATTGCATTTACTGCTGATACTAGCTATTCATGCATGCGCTTCTCAGATACCGTCCACAGATTCTTTCAGGAGGCTGCATCCCTTGTTGATTCTTTAGAGCCTAAATCTGGTGCTGTTCTTATTCAGTGTGGGGATGATGTGCGTCAAGTTGATGAGGTTATGTCTGGCTCTGAACTTCTGGATATCGAGATCAAAGAGGGCGGGGGGACTTACATGGCATCTGCTGTTGAGTGGTTAGAAAATAACGGCATAGACTGTGACCTTCATCTTATTTTCACTGATGGTTGGATGACTGCTGAGGATTATGACATCTGCGCTGATGCAGGGGCTGTACTAGTGTTGGTTCAGCACCCTAATTACTCTACTCGCAAAAGCCTTGAAAGGTCTGGAATTGATTACATCGTGGCAAGTGACGATCTGCTTGCCGCATAACACAGAAGCCCATCGAAAGGTGGGCGTAGGATGTACCTATTGCAGTGTTTTATAAACCAATGGTTATGTAACGCAGTTGTTGTTAACCAGTTAATAATTAGGAGATAGACAAATGGATAAGTATTTCAGGACACTAAGTTCTACACGACAGCTATATGCAATGAACTGTCGAGCAAATGGTCAGCGGTATATCGACCAAGAAGGTCTTGTCAAAGCCATGAAATCTGCGCTCAGGAGGCATCATGACGTTGGCGCAGAGACAGGGTATATAATAGAAACCTACAACAATGAGGAGAGAGGCGATGGCATCAGCGAAACTGCTACCGTTCAGGGGTAGTCATCCTGAGTTAGTCATGGGGCATCTATATACAGCAAGCCACTATGCGAAAGTATCGGGGCTGTCGGCTAGTACGATGGCAACCCGACTCTATAATGTTTATGAGGTCTATGATTCGCATCTCAGACCAATCAATAAGAACTATGATAACGAGGGCAAGCGAGTCATCAGGGGCGGTTCAACCAAAGGCGCAGGCATCAAGTCTGCATTCACTACACCTACTGAGAAATTCTCAGGACGGTGGTTAAACAAGAGGATAGTATGATGAAGGATGAAAATTTTGAATGGGTAACAATTAGTAAGATTGAATTTTTCAGGTCAAGTGAAGATGGCAAAGACCTGCTAAACAAGGATGGATCAATAAAGATGTTCACCATTGATGTGGATTGCGAGGCCGTTGTTGAGGGGGTAGCAACCGACAGCGATGGCACAATAGAAGTCAACTTCTCTGTGGATGATAATTTTACATCGCCAGTCAAGAAAGGTAAGTTGGTAACTATTATGCGGGAACACTGGCTTAGGCTGCAAAAAGAAATGCCTGCAATTGAAAAAACAAACAACCAATCAACAGATAAGGAATAAGAAAATGATTAGTATTAATAAAGCTAAAGAAGCAAAAGACCTAGAGTCACTGTCAAGCAATGTTCGGACACTGATGTGGAATCACAACATGACTCAAGGCGATCTGGGAAGAGTCATTGGTGTACCGCAAGCAACCGTCAATCGGGTACTCAACTTGAAGTCTATGCCCAAAGTATCCACGATCAAAAACATTGCTGAGTTCTATAGCGTGTCTATCGATTCACTGCTAGAGAAAAATGGCGTTCCGCTTGATCCAACGATCAGAAACTCTAGGCTTATGAATAAGCTTAAAAGTGAAATGGGAATGATACCCAAGCAAGATTCAATTCCGTTCTACCGCAAGTTCTACAACATGCTAACGAATAAGGCGAATGACAATGCGAACAGTTAACTTGCAAGGCAAAAGAATCATAGCTACCTGCGCCTATTGCGGCAGTGAGAACGTAGGCATGACACGCTCCCCAGTCTGGAATGATGGGGAGTGGCAAGTGCCAAACGAGGGCAGTGGGCTTCCGTACACTCGCACATTGTTCCAATATGAAAGAGGGAATTCGATTGAATCTCAATACAGTCGGGCATACTGCCTGACCTGCACAGGTGACACTAGGATTATGTTCAAGACGTTAAGAGAAGACCATGATCTTTTTGAATCCAAGAGCAAGTACGTTGCTAATGTGATGGAGCGCATCCCCATTGGAACTGATGGCGGCTATGATTGCGTGTATTTTGATCGAGAATTTGATTCGATGGATGAGCTAGATCAGGAACTTAGCATCCAACTCTGGGACAGGAACTGCGTGGTCAAGATAAGCAAGATCATGGAGTTTGACACAGAAACGTGAGTGCGCTAATTTTAAGCCAGACCCAAACCCTGACACTTACGATTTTAATTAAAGGAGATTCGCATGATTGAAGAGGCCAAAACAAGCGATATAATCTGGGCTAGTAAACAATATCTAATTCACCAGTTCCCTTACTGGGGCGATGATTTTGAGGACTGGGGTGTCGAGAAGGTTCTTCAGCACATTTCCAATAACAAAATGGAGGTCTTAGAAGGCTTGGAGGATCGTGAGATAGCTAGAATGATACTGACTACAGCGACTAGCTTTCGAGAAGAGGCTAGACGGGAGGCTAAAGATATACTCATCAAGCTAACCGAATTTTTAAACTCAGTATAAATGAACACCCTACAAAGCCCCATCCCTTTTGACTGAGGGGTGGGGCTTTTTTAGTTTAACTCGTCAATCGCTTTTTTCACCTGAAAGTATTCTTTCTCAGCTTTTTCTAGCTGATAGTTCTCTTCCTCAATTCTTGAGGATTTAGAGATTTCCCCAAAAATTTTATCCCAAGAATTGTTAAAGCTAACCCTGTCTGTCGGGCGTTGTTTTGAACCTTTGCTCATTATATTTAACCTGTTAATATTTGTAGCATAACTCCCGGTCGTCCCGGTAGAGTTTCATTGCTGTTAAGTTGTTGTTAATAAGGGATACTGCAAACACCACAGACGCACAAAACACAGCCGTAGGTTATATCCTTACTGCTATTAACCTGCTCACAGTAAGGCCGTATTTCATGCATCTCCGCCCAGACAGTAGACTCGCATAATGTCGGAGTAGGTCATGCGAGGTAATCTAAGATTTTCCTGAATGTTTGCAGAACTTTTTTATCCTTAATGTTCAGGTCATCAACAACAATATCAAACACAATCTTCTCACCGCTATCTCCGAACTTATTGTTTATCCTTTTCATTGTACGAGAAAAAATCAGAAGTCCGTTGGTGTACTTGTCACCACTACCACCACCAAAGGTATCGCTCATGGAAGGAGTTTTGACAAAGACGTTAGCCCTTGCCGCTTGATTGAGAATCCATTCGGCAGTAGCGTGATGGCCTACGTCAATCTTCTTGGTTAAAAGTAACCGATCAATGTATAGCTGATCAGTTACCTTAACCCTAAGAAACGCACCGTCACTTTGCTCAAGCGAAGTTCTGTGCCGCTTGTGCAGTTCACTTGTGCCTGTCTCATTTACCTGAATATCAGAAATCCCAGTCATCGCCAGTCTCATGCCAGTCGTTGCTTCTACCGCCACTGCCGACACTTGGTACAAAATCACCGTAAGAGATATCAGAGTAACGCCCTGTTGGAATGTCGTAATCTAGATTGATCGTACCAGTTGTTCCCACCCATTTAAACCTGCACTTCCAACAATGAATCTCAACATTCTTTTCCTTGTCTAGATGTACAGTGATACCCAAGTCAGCCTTGGCAAAGAATGCCGCTGACCCTGAGATGTTCATCCCTTTAGGTACGGGCGTAGAACCATCCTGATTGGTCATCATCTTGGCAGGGTGAGCAATGAACCATATGTGTACATCATGCGCCCTAGCAAAGGTAACAAGGCGAGTAAGCATCTCATTGATGCCTTGATGCTCATTGTCTACCTTGCTGCTTTGTTGAATGTAATTGTAAGGATCAATAACTAAACCGCGAACACCCAAGCGCATTACCGCCTGCTTTGCCCTATCTAGGATGCTGTCGATGGTAGCTGAGTCACCACCGCGCTGCTCTAAGAATAAGAAGTGATCTGTTACCCAGTCAAGAGCCTCAGTCTTCTCGTCACTACTCATCCTTTCAGTTTTCCCCTCAAAGAATGGTTTGCCAACATACTTCTCAGATAACTTTGCAATGTGAAGTGGTGGCGGGTTCTCAAACGAAGCGATGGCGAACTTCCATCCCTCTCTTCTTGCCAAGTTAACCATAAGCTGATCAATAAACTCGGACTTCCCGCTTCCCGGAATTCCAGTCACTATACTTAACTGCCCCTGAACAACGGTGAACAATCCATCAACACTCGCAAGTCCTGTGGAAGCACCGCCAACAATGCCTTCAGTGTAAAGATGCTCGATATCATGAGTATAATCATCCGCAGAATAAACACCCTCAAGAGGTACAGGCTTGGCACTTTCCATCATCTTTCTGACAGCCTCAGCACCATGATGCTTAAGGACATCATTGGGGTCTTTGCATCCATTTGGATACTCAATAGTCCAACACTTAGCCCTACCTATTCTCCTCGCCAGTTCCTCGCTAAGGGCAATACCCGCTTCATCCTGATCGGTAGCAAGGATAATGCGTTCAGCCTTCTCTAGCTGTTCTCTAGCCGCCCAGACGTAGGCAAACTTGTTATCCTCTTCTGGATCAACCTTTCGGTTGCTCACCTTCTGAGGCGCACCATTAGGCACACTCACCACGTTCTCAAGACCTGATGATGCACAGGCTAGGAGATCAGTCTCACCTTCAACGATGAATATATCCTTGGCATCTTCTTTGACCTGATCAATGCCCCACAGTGTTCTTGCCGCCCCATCCTGAGTAAAGTTCTTACCCTGAATGGATCGCCACTTCACAGCCTCACGATCCCCGTAAACAAAACCAACTGCATCCATTTCACCAGACCCGTTGAAGTATTTTGTCCCTGAAACCACTGAGTAACTTGTTACAGATAAGGGGTCGATACTTCGGCTGAGTAAATATTCGTTAATAAGTTCTTGATTGGATGCGCTTGGCACTGAGATAGCCCTCACTTTTTGTGGTTTGACTTGCGTCTGAATGGAGGGCTTGTTGTAGCGTCCTGACAAGCCGCAGTGATGACATTGGTATAAACAATCGCCACCATCGATGGTCACACTAAGTGTTTTTATGTTTTTTTTCTTTCTTTCTGTACTGCATTCAGGGCATGGAACCCTGCAATCGTCATGGATATTTTCAAAGAAATATCCCAAGTCGGCTTCATTCATATTTGCACTCCACGGAAATATGTGATTATAATATCTTCTGTTAGGAAGATTCCTGTTTGAAATATCTTCCTAATTAACAGGAATATTCCTGTTACTAGGAATATTCCTAGTTGCTTACAATGTCATGTAACTTAAAATCATTCTCCACTCCTTCAATAATATCTCCAATCATCCTTTGTTTTTTTACGCCCCCCAACCTCAACGCTTCAATGACTTCCTCTCTTATTTTTTCATCATCAAGATTAATCTTTGAGCATATTTCTAGGTGATCACCTGAAACAAAATAATCAGCCGCTTCAAAGCTAATCTTCTCGTTCTTGTCGTAGACATCTCTCAATGCTTGCACGATCATCCTGCGGCACAACGATAATATGTGATCTTGGGGATTCTCGGTCAAGAGACCAGAAGATGTGTTTTTCTTTGACTTGTCTATCGTTGGCATAAATTTTCCCCTGCATACAGTCTAAAATAACGGATTCATCAAGGTCTGGTCTTCTTGATGCGTAATGGATGGTCATGATGACCGCTAGATCGCCCTCTAACAATTCAGGCAAAGCCTTACACTGCTGATCAAAAAGTTTAACATAGTCTCTCGCTTTCTTGCTTTTAATCACCGCAGGCCGTCCCCGTATAGTAACAATCTGTCTGGAGTTGGCCTTACTTGCGGGTTCACCTGTTATCGTAAAGTTAACTGTTGTCATATTTCTTTTCCCGTTGTAAGATGTATACTACTATATACCAATCAAATTATTTAACAACTAAGAGGGTAATTTAATGAGCAGGATAGGGAATTACTTAATCGAATCAGAAGAGAGCGGAGAAATACGTTATGACGATAGACAAAACCGATACATCCACAAGAAGCTTGGTACTAGAGGACAACATTCCTCCACCCAAGGATCGAAGGCTAGGGACGGGCATAAAAATGCCTCCAGACCTGAAGGAAGTGATGAATAACATGAGTGTTGGGCAGAGTTTTTTTGTTGAATCTACTGTTGAGGATCAAAAGCCTAAGATAGCTGCCATACGAGCAGCCATTAGTCGGTATGTTGATCGACCTGATTGTGAGATCAACGAGAATTGGTTGTTCTCCGTAAGAATGGAGAACGAACCATTCCGTCTGGGCGTAAGAGTCTGGCGCATGGAAGATAAGGAAGACTAGGATGATTGTCACTAACAACTTTAATCTACCTGATGTTGTTGTCTCTGCCTTAACGCAAGATGACTACACTAAAGGGAAATCTAATAGGTCAGTTACACAGCTTATCGATTCACCGCAGATAGCCATACTAGCTAGGGAGAACGCTGATGACATCAAACAGGATGCTGTTGACTTCCTTTGGTCTAGGTTTGGAACCTCAGTGCATACAATGTTCGAGAAGGCGGCTGAGGGTGCAGATCAGGTTATTAGTGAAGAAAGAATGTTTGCAGAAGTCTTGGGTTGGACAATATCGGGGGCTGTCGATCTGCAAGAGTTGAGTGACCGTGGGCGAATCGTCAGCGATTACAAGGTTACTTCAGTATGGTCAGTTATCTTTGCCAAGAAAGAATGGCATAACCAACTTAATTGTTACGCTTGGTTGATAAGAAAGTCTCATGGTGCTGTTGTTAAGCAGTTAAGAATTATAGCAATCATACGGGACTGGCAGCGCAGACGGGCAAGTGAGGATTCAACATACCCTCAATCACCAATAAAGATTATTGAGATTCCTCTGTGGTCTGATGAGGAGCAAGATGCTTATGTTGAAGGAAGGGTAAGGCTCCACCAAGAGGCTGAGTTTAAAAGGTTAACTGGCGGGGACATCGAGCCATGTACGCAGGCTGAGACATGGAAAAAAGATGATAGTTATGCTGTTGTAAAAAAAGGCCGAAAAAGAGCCGTTAGAGTTCTAGGCTCTCAGCAAGACGCTGATGAGTTCATGGACGCTATAGCAATTGAGCCTGAAAAACATTCTGTTGAAGTTAGAAGGGGCGAGGCTACCAGATGTATTCAGGATTGGTGTCGAGTCAGCAAATGGTGTCCACAATTTACAGGGGAGTATTGTTCGTGATTGGAAGCGACAAAGCTACATATTTAAAGATGGTGTCGATATGGTCGATCACCGATATACCAGACCTAAAGTCTAGACTGATTGGTGACACGTTCAAGTTTACTTGGACAAAAGGTTGGATCACAGACTTAGAGGCAAAGGTGTTTTACGAGCTAGAGCCTTTAGAGATTGTAGAGATTCTTGAGAAGTCGATTGAGATAGGCTTTAAGGAATCTGGTATAGCTTATAGAAAGAATTTCAAGGGGTTTACTAAGAACCCATTTTCAAGTCAAAACTAGGAGTGCGAAATGCCAAAAAAAGAACAGTATCCTGAAATAACTTTTAGGGCTATATGGAAAAACCTATCCGCTGTAGATTGCTCGAAGAATGCCAAGAGCAAGAACGGGCTAACTTACCTTGCTTGGAATGAAGCTTGGGCTTTACTCATGGATAATTATCCAGAGGCAACCTTTGCTTATCTAGACAACGAGGTCTATGCAGATGGATCAGTATCAGTTGTTTGTCAGGTGGAGATACATGGTCTTGTCAGGAGTATGTGGTTGCCTGTTATGAACTATGCAAATAAAACGATACCCAACCCTTCATCTAGGGATATTTCCGATAACAAAATGCGTTGTCTTGTGAAAACAATTGGGCTTTTCGGCTTGGGATTCCATATATACCGTGGACAAACTCAACCAGAAGATATGATTGATGACGCTGTTGTTGAACAAGTTGCAAGCAAGCCAGTGAAATCCAAGGCTGTTACGAAAAGTAACCCTCCCGCAGAAAGTCCTGCTAAGGCCGAAGTTGCTCCAGTTGTTGACTCGTCTGAGTCCTACTTAACATGGAAGGATTCTGATGCTCACTACTGGGTAGATCAGATGATTGAGGTAGCAACAAAGATGATTGACTCGCCTGATGGTCTTAGGAGTCAATGGCAAGCCAACAAGAAGACGATTGATCACTTAACAACTAACCATCTTGACGCATACAACATGCTTAAGGTGAAATTCACTGCACTATCTAAATCACTCGATAAAAAGGAAGGAAACGATGAATAAGCAATATCCGAAAGGCGAAGGCGCAATGTTTGCAAACGAGAAGCAGAACGAAAAGCAACCTGACTGGAGGGGTAATGTCGAAGTAAGTTCCGCTCAGTTGCGTGAACTCCTGTCGATGGCTAAAGCCAATCAAGCCAACCCTGTACCTGACTTCAAGCTTAAGATGCAGATTGCATCATGGAACCGTGTAGCCAAGAACACTGGCGCAGAGTACATGTATCTTAGCACTGAGGTTTATAACCCTGAGTCTGCTCCTGCTCCTGCCCCTGCTCCTGCACCTGCACCTGAGCAGTTTGACGAAGACATACCTTTCTAGAATCATGATTAAGCTAAATCTAAAAGAGAACAGCGGAGTGGTAGATATCCTTCTACCGCTCTGCAATCTTTTCCCCGAAAGAAGCCTTGCCTTGATGAACCTATGCTTAAAGTCTAAGCGAGGTATCTCCATAGAGATAAAGGGCATCACCAAGTCAAGATCATCAACACAGGAAAGGTACTACAGGAAATGGTGCGGTGAGTTCGCTAAATTTGTGGGCATGACTCACGATGAGATGCACGAAGAACTTTTGTGCAGAACATTTGGAAGTGAACACATTGCCACCACCCTTGGCGACATAAGACGGCCAGTAAAAAGAAGTTCAGAGGTTGGGACTGTAGAGTACTCCACTCTTATTGAGATGTTGATATTTACAGCCGCTGAATTAGACTTCCAAGTTCCTCCTGCGGAGAAACAGTGAGTAAGTCTGAATATTCTGTTACGCCCATACCAAAAAATCTTCTTGGGGGCTTGATGAGAAAGCATCATTACTTGTCAAAGGTATCCTCAGGGTTTAAAAGCGGATTTAATGTGGGATTAATTCACAGAGGAAAGGTTGTTGGCGGGTGCATATTCACTGGCTTTCCTGTTCCA